CAGGCGGGCTTCCCTGGATCGGGCGTTACCAGCATCATCTACGTGGCAATTGATACCGGAAAGGTATACCGCTGGACAGGAACTGTCTACGCGGAGATCTCAGCATCACCAGGATCAACAGATGTCGTGACTGAGGGTGCAACAAATCTGTACTACACGGCTGCTCGCGCGGACGCACGCGTGGTCGCGCTCGTGGGAACTATCGAGACAGACCTGGTTGCGCTGTACACAGCTGCAAAGGTGTAAGCCATGGCACTACAGACTCGAATTCTAGCACTAATCAATGCAATCGGATCCGATGTCAAGTCTCTTCAGGCTCAGATCACGGCAAAAGGCCCGAATATTCTAGTTCTCAATGTCGGTGATGCGGTTCCTGGAGGTACACCAGCCGGGACTATCATTCTGAGACGATGACCGCGCCAACGTTCACCATAAATCATACTATTGTCACTGCGTTGGGGATTACGGGAACATATCCGTCTGGGATTCAAGAGGGAGATAAAATCCTGATCATCGCAGGTGAACAAACCACCACACCTTCATGGGTGTTCCCCGATGGGTTTACTCCAATCTCTTCACCAGGCTCTTCTCGTAACAACAATAACGTAGCAATAGCAGAGATGGTTGCCGATGGTACTGAGACAGGAACATTCTCAGTCACTTCAAGTGCAACCAAGTACAAGTCAATCATAGTTGTTCGTTGGCCAGATGCAGGTGCGGTCGATTCCTGTATCGGAAACAATGGGGCGTCGGCTCTTGCAGTGACATCCGTTACAAGAGCAATCGCAGAGGATCACTCAAAGGCATTGTTTGTGGCATGTCAGTCGTCTGCTGCAGCTCGTACATGGTCAGCACTTCCCACTGGGTATACAGAGGGGACTCATGTCGACGTAACAATCGCAGCGTCTGTTGTTCTGGCTGTATTCTATCGAGACGACACCGGAACTGACGCTGAAACGGGTGCGCTATCTGTTACATCTAGTGCTGCAAATGTGTGGAGTTCAATCAACTTGGTTTTAAGCCCTAAAGTTACAAGTCCATGGACTGAATGGAACGGAAGTTCCGAAGTTCCATTAGTACTTGAGGGTGAATGGGATGGATCTGCAGTTGTTCCACTGAGTTTCGGTGAAATCGCAGCCTAGGAGGGAGGAACCATGGGAACGCTTGACGAAGTTATGGAACACTTCGGGGTCAAGGGGATGCACTGGGGTGTTAGCAAGAGTGGTCCTACCTCTTCAGATGCTCAGAATGCAAAAGGACACCGAGCAGTCGTCAAGAAGAGCGGGACACAGGCACTAAGCAATAAAGATCTTCAAGAGTTGGTAACAAGAATGAATCTGGAGCAGCAATATTCCAAACTGTCACACAAACCATCGAGGATTGCAGCCGGATACAAGGCTGTAAAGGTAATTGTTGGTGTTGGTAAGACTGCGAACGAGATTGCCACCTTCTCTCAGTCTGCAACGGGCAAGATGCTCGCTACAAAGCTCAAGGAACACTCAGCAAAGGCGTAGTGAAGGGAGGTTTGCGATGGGACTGTCCAATAAAGCGACTCCGGTCTACTACGGACGGTTTCGTGATGCTGTAATTCGTGGTGATATTCCTGTTAATCGGGAAATTGCTATGGAGATGAACCGCATCGATTCGCTCATCGCAAATCCGAACATTTACTACGATGATCAAGCAGTCGAAGGGTTCGTGCGATATTGTGAGGGAGAACTGACACTCACAGATGGATCTGATCTATATTTGCTTGATTCATTCAAACTTTGGTCCGAAGAGATCTTTGGATGGTACTTCTTCGTTGATAGAAGTGTGTATCAGCCAGGAAAAGAAGGACAACCTGGTAGATACGTCAATAAGACGATCAAGAAGCGTCTTATTTCGAAACAATACCTCATTGTAGCACGTGGTGCTGCCAAGTCGATGTATGCATCGTGCATTCAGAGCTATTTTCTGAATGTGGATACGTCAACGACTCATCAGATTACCACATCTCCTACGATGAAGCAAGCCGAAGAGGTTATGTCTCCCATGCGCACGTCCATTACGCGCTCGCGAGGACCTCTCTTTCAGTTCCTGACTGAAGGATCTCTTCAGAATACCACAGGTTCACGTGCGATGCGGGTTAAACTCGCCTCTACAAAGAAAGGCATCGAGAATTTCCTCACAGGATCGATCTGTGAGATCCGACCTATGACCATCAACAAACTCCAAGGTCTTAGGCCTAAGGTCTCGACGATCGATGAGTGGCTTTCTGGCGATCTTCGTGAGGATGTAGTCGGAGCAGTCGAGCAAGGTGCCTCAAAGCTCGAGGACTACCTGATCATTGCCATCAGTTCCGAGGGAACAGTTCGAAACGGCTCGGGTGACACGATCAAGATGGAACTTGCCGATATTCTCAAAGGTGAGTACCTCGCTCCCCACGTTTCGATCTGGCACTACAAGCTGGATGAGCTCGAGGAGGTAGGTGACCCCGCCATGTGGGTCAAGGCAAACCCAAACCTCGGACTTACCGTCACCTACGAGACTTACCAGCTCGATGTCGAGCGTGCTGAGAAGGCGCCGGCGTCTCGGAATGACATTCTTGCCAAGCGTTTCGGCATTCCCATGGAGGGATACACATATTTCTTCACGTACGAAGAGACTCTTCCGCATCGCGCGCGAGAGTTCTGGGAGATGCCGTGTTCATTGGGTGCTGACCTATCGCAGGGCGACGACTTCTGTGCGTTTACCTTCTTGTTCCCGATCTCTAACGGGGCCTACGGTGTCAAGACTAGAAGTTATATTACTTCTCTGACACTGATGAAACTTCCTGGCGCAATGCGTTCCAAGTATGAGGAGTTTATCAACGAAGGTAGCCTTCATGTTCTTGAGGGATCTGTTCTCGACATGATGGAAGTCTATGATGACCTTGACGCTTTCATTGAAACGTCAAAGTATGATGTTCGCACGCTGGGTTTCGACCCCTACAACGCAAAAGAGTTCGTTTCTCGCTGGGAAGCTGAGAATGGACCGTTTGGCATTGAGAAAGTCATTCAGGGCGCCAGGACTGAGTCGGTTCCTCTTGGTGAACTCAAGATTCTGAGTGGTGAGCGAATGCTCATATTTGATCAGAGTCTTATGTCCTTTGCAATGGGCAATGCGATTACTCTTGAGGACACAAACGGGAACCGAAAGCTTCTCAAGAAGCGGCAAGAAGAAAAGATCGACAATGTGTCTGCTCTAATGGACGCATACGTCGCGTACAAAGCCAACAAGGAGGCGTTCGAATGAGTGAGATCACTCGTGACGAAGCCCTTGAACATTTCGGAATCAAAGGAATGCACTGGGGTGTTAGTAAAGCGGTTCGGAACGAAGGTGACTCTCCTCATGGTCTTTCATCCAATCAGAAGAAGGCTGTCGCGATTGGAGCCGGAGCTGCCGTTCTTGCCGGACTTGCTGCCACTGGGTATATTCTGAACAGGAATGGAAAAATGCCCATGCATACGGCAATGTCCGTGTTAACCAAGGGTGCACCACCGTTCTTTTCAAAGGGCCCTACATCAGTGCTAACCAAGGGTGCACCACCCATGATGACTAAGGGTTTAGGACCCATGATCAAGGGTTCTCCAACTGTCATGACCAAAGGTGCAAAGATTGCTGACCAAATTATTCATAAAAATGCGAACCTGATGTTGAAAGACATTAGGGAAGCACATGCCAGCGAGTCGAAATATATGCGTTCCATCGTGCCATACTACAATCCAAGGAAAAATCCATTCACTCCAGAAGCTCGTAGTCTTTTGAAACTCGGATCGTGAGAGGAGGTGACGTATGGCGAGATTTAGTGCGCGTTTGAGACACGCATGGAATGCATTTACAAACCAAGACGATCCTCTTTCCGATTTGGGATCCCCGGCTAGTTACGGAAGTCGACCTGACCGCACGCGCCTTCGTGTCACGAACGAGCGCTCGATCATTTCCTCCGTGTTCACTACACTCAGCATCGATGTCGCACAAAATGAGTTCCGACACTGCCGTCTTGACGACCAAGATCGTTACATCGAGGATATTCCCAGCGGTCTCAACGAGTGTTTGACCTTAGAGGCCAACATCGACCAAGGAGCTCGAGCACTTCGGCAAGACATGGCGATGACGCTCTTTGACAAGGGTACTATTGCCATCGTCCCGGTCGATACAACGCTCGATCCTACTGTGTCTGGATCTTTCGACATCAAGACATTGCGAGTTGCTGAGATTGTGGCTTGGTATCCAAAACATGTGAAGGTCAGTCTTTATAATGAGGCTAGAGGATACCGTGTTGAGATCTTGTTGGAGAAGAAGTTTGTTGCAATTGTTGAGAATCCGCTATATTCAGTAATGAATGAGCCAAACTCGACTCTGCAACGACTGGTTCGTAAACTCAACCTTCTAGATGCAGT